TCCTACCCTCACCATTCCCGCGAACGCTGGGATAGACAGGCATTTCAGGCTGACTCTGGATTCACCACTCACGCCAAACGGCCCCCTCTCCCTCCGGGAGAGGGCTGGGGTGAGGGAACGGAGGCAACCGATACACCGCAACCGCCAGGATGTAGCGCCGCGCGATATTTGGCGCGGATTGGCGCGATATTTGGCGCTGCCCAACTGTTTCATCTACGGCAAAAGAATTACAAAACTGCATAGTCAGGCCGTCAGTGTCCTGCGAAGATACCTCCCACATAACCAAGGAGGTTCAGATGACAGGACAAGTTGTTCGACTCACCGGTGACGCTCTCGGCTTCAACCTCAATAAAGGTAATGGCTGGAGTGAAGGGTATGTGGTCATGGTGAACCTGACAGTAATCCATAAGGTGTTCGAGACGGAGAAAGATGCTAAGGCCTTCGCCGCAACGCTTCCTGAAGGTTGGGAACCCCCTCTAGGAGTCTGGACCGGAAAGATTCCCGGCTCAGACTGATCCGCACCCTCGAAGGGGCCGGCTATCCCGGCCCCTTCTCCTTTCGCCCCCGCCTCATACCCCCTTCACGAACACAGTGATCGACTCGTAGGCACTGGCGCTCGGCATCGTGATGGTCTCGGCCGGCGCATCAGCCCCATCCACTACCCCGCCGCAACTCGCGAACGATACCTGGCTGCCCGAGGAACCCTGCGTAAACGTCCAGCCTCGCAGTTCCAGACAGTTGCTGGGGAAGGACGTAACCGGGTTGAGGCCGCCTGCACCATCGCGAACGACGAACCTCAGCCCGTAGTTCCGCTTGTCAGCCCAGGTCGAATCACCGCTCACCGCTGGAGTAACAGCCGCAGCCACGCTCCCTGAGCCGCCTGCAGATACCACCTCGCCACCCTCGGCATAGGTACCGGCTGGGAAGGTGAAGATGCGCGCCATCGCAGCAATCGCCGTGGAGAAGCCAATGGCCTCGGGGAATGCCTCGCCGCCGGTGATCACTCGCTTGTAGACCGCGATCTTCGTCCCGTACTTGCGCACCAGCGTGAAGCCGGCAGGCGGCGTGATCGTCACCGAGCCGGCCCCGTACATCATGACCACCAGAAGCTGCAGGTCGCCCGCGATGGGCGCCTGGGTTCCCGTAGGCGTCCCGATAGACAGGCTAGCGGTACTCGTGCTGGATGCTGATTGCATGAGGATGCATTCGGGACGCTCGGGAGTGAAGACACCCCGAATCGCGATATTCACCGTAGAGGCAGAGACGTAGCTCGACTTCGGATAGTTCGCAGGAGTGACGGGTAAGGCCGGCGGCGTATCCAGCACCTCCCCGCACACCCTGCAATCGGGAACACTGGTGCTGTCACTGGCAACGCTGTATTGGTGGTCTGGATAAGGCCACGTCGCCGGATCGAGGCTAGCCTGCTTGCGACCGCAGATCGAAAGCCAGAGCGCTTTCCCGCCGCCCCAGGATGTGGCGAAGGGACGATGCCGAATGATGCTGGCCGAATAGAAGCTATCCCCAACACACGCCCCGCCAGATTCCAGCGTACCCAGAGAGTTGGCAACGCCGGCCACTCCACGTGGCTCCGTGTAGGTGTTCTTCTTGATGGCCATCGCCACCGCCCCAAACGTCGCCGATGTGGTGGTAACCGCCAGAGCGGAGCCTTCGGCGCCCGAGGCGACCTTGCCGAACAACACCAGAACGCTGTCAGTGGCGACACTGCTATCGCTGGAGCCGAACACAATCGCCAGTCGCCCCCACCCTGTCGGCGTCGTCGGCGCCGTGTTGATGGGCAACTCCAGTGAAACCAGCAGGTAGTCACCGGCTTCATAGTCGCTCGGCAGGGCTACGTTCGCGGTGGTGGAGGCGACGCTACTGAAGGACGAGATGCCGCTCCTGACCTCGGGCAGCGTGGAGGGCAGGATGACGCCGAGCATGAACTGGTGGGTGAAGTCCTGCCAGGCCTGGAGGCCGTCACGCTTCGCCCGCACCATCAGGTTGACCACACCGTTGTAGCTGCTGCTGAAGGTGTACGACGGGCTGCTCAGGCCCGCGGCAGAGTTCACCAGCGATCCATCACTGTCCCGCCGGATCTCGACATCCCAGGTCACTCCGTCTTCGCTCATTACCGAGTCCGCTGTCCACTCCAGGAGCTTGTCGGCTTGGATGGCACGGTTACGGGTGTTCCAGACGATACCCACTGGCGACACCACGCTGTCGGGGTAATAGCTGTTGTTGACCTTCACTCCGGCCGGCGGATAGGGCCTGAACTGCCGCTGCGCCATCTCAACGGTGAGTTGCGGCGCTGGCGCGATGGGCTGCTCGGCGCTGGCAGTGCGCGTCAGCAGCTTCGCGGTAACAGTCTCCCCATCGACGTACTCGCGCCCGTCACTGCCGACGAAGTCAGCACAGAAGAAGATGCGCGATCCGGCGGCGTGAGTTGCCGGGACGGTGTCGGCACAGCCGCGGCCCAGCGTGATCGTCCCTGCAGCAACGTCAAGGGAGTCCACCCGGGCCACCTCGGCATCCCAGAGCGCCCACGTGCCCACATCGACGTTGTGCAGGTCGAGGGCTTCGGTCAGCGTGAAAGCCACGTCCAGCAGACCTGCCTCTTCGATCACCTTTGCGGTGGGACACCACTCGGCCGAGCCGTAGTCCGCCAGCCCTTCGCCCTCGGCCGCGGTGTAGATGGAGTAGTTCAGCCCGTCACTGGGTGGTGCTGCGATGGTCAGCAGCACGCCGGCATCCTCCGGGAACGCCGCCAGGTCAGCATTCGACAGTCGAGTTACCAGTTCGACGTAGGGGCATTCGAGGAGGGCCTGATAGGGCGATGCCGGCGGGCTCGGATTGCTGGGCACCACGACACCCGGCTGCGGCTGGACATAGACAGTATCGGGGAAGGTGAACACGTCCTGGACCGCCTTCAGCTGGCAGCGCCCGCTTTCGAAGGTCCCGGTGTCGATATCGCCCAGCATGCACACCATGTCGGCGATGCCCTCCTCGGGCATCTGCAGGCGGAAGGGTGTGCCCGGTCGCCACTTCCACGGCCGCCGGTTGGTGGTCAGCGAGAAGCGGCTGAGCGGAGTCGCCTTGGCCTGCACATCACGGGCTGCCACTCGGAGCGCCAGGCCTTCGATCGGAATCTCGCGGTAGGTCGAGACCGACGGGATCACGCCTCCGGCCGCCTTGATCGCCCCCATTGCGCGAACCGGCGCCGTTGTCCGGTTCGACTTCGTCTGCGGGTCGTACCATTCGACCGAAACCTGGTTGATGGTCTCGGTGAGGTTGCTGGGCTCTTGGGCGAACTCGTAGATGTCATCCGAGGTCAGGACCGGCAGGTCATCCAGGTCGTAGTCACCTCGCACCAGGTCCAGGTAGTACAAGCCGTCGACGCGCGATTGCGTGCAGCTGCAGCCGGCGACGTTGCAGATGCGCTGAATGAAGTCGTCGACGTCCTCGCTGAAGTCATAGGTGGTGCAAAGGCCGAGCCCCTCCGTCCAGAAGCGGTCGGCAGCAGCACTGAAGCTCGCCGCGCTGATGAGCCCCACCGGCTCGCCTTTCATGTCCTTGGCGGTCAGGGCGTCGTAGATGATGTGCGCGGGGTTCATGCCCAGCAGACCACCCATCGCCGACAGAATGATGTTGGTGAGCCCGTCTGGATCGCCGCCGGAGAGCACCGGCACTCCATCATCCGGGGTGTTATCGACGTACTCGGTGTAGGTGGTGTCCGTCTCGTCGATGTTCATCGCGTAGACGCTGACACCCTGCAGCGCGGAAACCAGCGCCCCGGCCTCACGGGCGATCTCCTCCGGCGGCGGGAGGGCATCGCCCCCACCAGGAACACCATCGGTCAGGAAGAAGAGCATCGGCAGCGCGTCGGCCGCCGCATCAGCGAAAAAGCCGGCCGCATCCTGCAGGCCGGCTGGGAAGTACGTCAGACCGCTGGCCGGCAGGCCACCCACGAACGCTTGCAACTGGAGGATGTCCGTCCGGCTACAGTTGCGCCGCAGCATGGTGTACCGGGTCTCGTAGCTCGTAGACCAGCCGACGACCATGATGTCGATGACCGAGCCCGAGGCCAGCACCGTGTCGAGTATCACCTGGAGGACGGCGATGATGGCCGCCCTCATGTTGGCCAGCCGCGATTGCCCATTGGACGAGATGTTTCCCATCGAGCCCGACAGGTCGAGGGAGAAGTACAACGCCATGGGCGTCGCTGGTAGCAGCGGGATCACCGCCTTCTCGGGATACCAGGGAGTGTCGTTGTCCCACCCGGCCAGGATACGCCGCACCTTGAATGCCAGCGTCTTCGGGTAGGGGTTCATCGCCCCATAGCGCCCACCACGCCAGACCGCAGTCGTCCGCCCCCTGTAACCAGGCTGCTCTGCGTTGAGATTGGCGGCGAGGTAGTCGTTAGGCTGTTGGCCGGCCTCTCCGAACATCAGGTCCATCTCACCATCCAGGCCGCCCTCCGAGGACTTGCCGCCCCAGAGGTTCGCCGCATTCACCCGGATGCGCCCGCTGGCCTTCAGCAGGCCCTTCCAGGCCGTCCGATCACCACCGCGCAGTTCCAGGAAGGCGTCAACGGGGCCTTTGCACAGTCCGTAGTGCGCCAACAGGCGATACCAGTACCCAACGACCTGCGATTTACTGCTGCCCATTCGCCGCCTCGCACTGGCGCGCCCACGCCGCCAGCTTCAGCGCCAGAGGGTCCTTCGTCGCCTCCAGCAGTTCGGCGTCGATCCCCTGATGGCGGAACTGGTCCCAGTCCAGTCCATGCAGTTCGAAGAAGGCCCGTGTGCCGCGGCCGCAATATCCAGGGCGCCTGCCCAGTCCTGGCACGCTACGCAGGTGTTTGAGCGTGACGATCACTTCTTGCCCCCTTTCGACTTGATGGCGTCCCGGCCCATCTTCTTGAAGCCCAGCATTTGGGCGTCCTCGATCCAGACGGTGCCGTAGACCTTGACGGGTTTCTTGCCTTCCTCGGCGGTGGGGGTTTCCACCTCCTGAGGTTCGGGCTTTTGCGGTTTTGGGCGGGTCGCGTAGCTGATGAGCGCCGAGACGACCAGGATGGCGATCTGTACCCACATGCGCTATGTCCTCACCACACCGGGTTGCCGCTGTAGGGGTTCTGGACGGGCATGTCCTTGCAACCGCCGAAGTTGCCGGTGTTCTCGAAATAGCTGCAGTCGGCCCAGGTCTGGTTGCAGCCGGGGTATGCCGTCACGGTCAGCCCTTCCGCGAGGTCGGCCGCGCCGTAGTCGATGACGATCGTCTGCCCCTCGTGGCTTTTGATCGTCCGGTACTCCATCAGGCCGTCGGCTCGTTCCCACTCGATGTAGCCTCCGGCCAGGCGGCCGTCCGGGAAGTACCCGAACTCCACCGCGACCAGGGCCAGCCCAATAAAAGGCAGCAGCACGGCCTGGCGGTACAGCGTGGCGGTGTAGGCAATCACCCCAGCGCCGACAACGAACTCGACGGCCGGGCTATCCAATGTCAGCGCCGCGCCATCATGGACAAGGATGGCGCGCTGAGTGATGTCGCCGCCCGGCGCCACCCATTCCAGCCGTCCCCCGGCCAGGTTGCGAGGTGCCGCCGCAAAACCGGCGGCGGACACACTGGTGCCGCTCACGGTCTCCAGGACACCCGGAACGGCGACGGCGGCCGGGTCCAGGTTGCACATTCCAACGCCCTGGCTGAACAGCATGAGGTCACAGCCCAATTGCCAGACACGCGCCTGGCCACTGCTCTTGGCGGCCCGCGAAGGGATGCAGGTTAGATCCAGCGTGGCGCCGTTGAACTTCGGGGCGGACACCCGTCCCACCCACTCGACGAAGGCGTCCGCCTCGCCGACATGGCGCACCAGGCAGGTGACGGCGATCACGTCCAGCGGTGGGTAGGGCCGCCAGTTGTCAGCCACCGGCAGCGTGCTGGGAAGCGTGATGGTGATATTCAGCTTGGCCCGCTCGCTGCCCTGGCGGATCGAGGAACGCTTGATGCTCGCCGGGACGTAGGTGTCTTCGCCCAGTACTTCGTTGCGGTCGCTGGAGGTGTAGAACCATTCCCGCGCGCCTCTGGTGAAGCGATACAGGGCAACCGGCTTGCCCTGGTCCCATGAGTCTTCGCGGCTTTCAGATGTCATCGTTGCGGACTCCGATGAAGCTGGTGGTGAGGCGGGTCAGGCCCTCGATGTCGGTGTCGTGCTGCAGCTCGGCGGTATCGGTCGACTGCTCGGCCAGCACCAGGAAGCTGATCTGGCGAACCCGCAGGCGCTGGACCAGGACACCCAAGGCGCTGTCGAGGGTGAGCACCTCGGCGTTGCCGTCCTCCTGCGAGGCAGTGATGCGGCGATAGAACACGGTGCCGTCGAGCAGCTCGATGCGGATGTCGCGGCGGTTCGGTTGCATGCGGCCGAAGATCGTGTAGCCAGCCCATTCCACGGTGATGTGGGTGGTGGTGGCCGAGATGTCGTTGGCGATCTTCAGGTCGTTGAGCCAGGTCGGCACCCACAGCGTCTGCATGCGGCCGCGCAGCCCATACAGCAGCGAGCGCAGCTCGTTGTTCGCCTCGACGCCATGGGCCAGCCAGGTGACCGACGCCTCGCGGAAGGCCCGGCCGCCCCAGTCGAACAGCGTGACCAGGTCGGTACCGACGTCGACCGTCTCCTGCAGGCGGTTGAAGGTCTGCTGCAGGTCGTCGCCCCAGTCCGGGCGTAGCTCCAAGACCGGCACGCCGCGATAGGTCGCCGCCGGCAGCGCCGGCGCCCAGTCGCAGGGTTCGTCGATCAGCATCTGGATGGAGCGAGTGCCCGACTCGTCGGTCCAGGTCGTCTCCTGCGGCTGCTCGACCAGGTGCGCGCGGCGCAGCGGATATAGGCGAGTACCGGCGGGCCAGGTGCGAGTGGTGGCGGCCTTGAGCACCAGGGCGCCATCGACCACGTCATCGACATCGAGCACGGCCCAATCGTTGATCGCGGCCCAGAGCAGCGCTTGGCCGTCGGCATGGAAGTCACGCCCAGCCGGCGCGCAGGCGATGGAGCCGGAACCGCTGGCCAGCGGCTGGCCGAGCAGCTGCACGTCGTGCCAGATCGGCAACAGCCAGTACTTACCGCCCGCGTCGTTGAGGATGGCATCGGCCACCCGGCGCCCCTGCTCGTCGTTAATCACCGTGAACTCGATGCTGCGGCGTGGCGCCTGGCGCAGCTCGCGCTTCTGCGCCCGGCCGTTGCGGGCCGGCAGGTAGTTGGTGAGCCAGTCCAGGGTTTCCCTGACACCCTCGGCCCAGTCCGGTGGCACCGGCCAGATGGGATACGCGCCCGATACGAAGCTCATCCCAGCAGCTCCTTCACCGCGGTCGGGTTGCTACCGATGATGTTGAGGATGGCCTTCTCGAATGCCGGCGTAGCTGCCTGGCGGCGCACCGCGTCCTCGGGGTCCTGAGCGTTGATGATGCGCAGGCGGTTGGTGACGCTGGCCGAGAAGTTTTTGGCCGGTTCAGCGATCCCGCCGGCGGGCATCGTCGGCACGGACCTGGCCGGCGCCGGCACGCCAGCGAGGCCGCCGGTGACGTGATGGACGCCACGGGCCGCCCAGTCATACAGCGCCGTCATGCCACGGGCGTTGATGTCATGGAGCAGCGGCAGCATTCCCGGCTGACGTACCACTGCCGCCCTGGTAACGAATTCGTTGTTCGAGAGCCACGCCTGGATCGAGTCGCTGGTCTCAGTGCCCGGTCCACGGATGTGGCCGCCATCCGCTGCAGCAACAGCCGCCATACCGGCGCCCCCGAGGATCGAGGAGAACAACGATCCTCCGCCGCCGGCGCCACCACTGAAGAGGCTGCCCAGGCTGCTGAACAGGCTGCTGAAGAGATCGGCACCACCGGAGAAAACACCTGACAGCGTGCTACCTAACAGGCCGCTCCCTTGGCTGGAGGCCGAGGTAATCGCGTCGCCCATCGCCGCCGCGCCGGTCGTTGAGGCGGAGCTGATGGCGTCGGCAGAGGCCGTCGCCGCATCGGCGCCGGGCCAGCTCACGACATCGGTGGGCGCACCGACGCTGGAGACAATCGACTCCATCGTCAGGCCAGCACCAGTGCCACCAGAACCACCGGCAGCGGACGCCGCAGCCAGTGCCGCTGCTGCAGTGGAGATTGCCGCGGCGCCGGTCACCAGCGATGCGCCGGCGGCGGACATCTCCGCTGCAGAGGTCGAGACCGCGGCGGCTCCAACCGTCAGCGACGTGCCGCTGGATTCGTCCTGGAACAAGCTGGTCAGCTTGTCGGTGGCCATCTGGGCGAGCGTCTGCGATGCCAGGTTGGCCATGCTGCGAGCAATCTCCTGCAGGAAGCTGGTCGCCGCTTCCTTCAGGTTTTCCGTTCCTGTGGCCAGGCCCTCCAGGGCGCTCTGCAGGCCATTCTCGATGCCGTTCTTGAGCGACTGCTCCCACTGATTGCTGGTGGTGCGCAGCTCCTGCAGGCGCGCCTGCAGGTCCTTCACCCGCTCGATCGCATCCGGGTTGCCGGTAGCCTCTGCCAGCGTCTGCATCTGCGGCAGCAGCTTCTCCACTTGGTCGGCCGTAGCCTTGTGGAGATCGAGCAGTTGCTGGCGAGCCCCCAGCTCGCTGATGAGTCCAGCCTGCTGCTGGGCCTGGATCGATTGCTCCTGCCTAGCCTGTTCGGAGAACACCCGCTCGATTTCGTTGCTGACCTGGTCTAGCTGAGCCTTGGCCTGGCTGACGCTGATCAGGCGTTGCACCAGGTCGGCGCCGGCGGTGTCACTGCGGGCCTGCAGGCGCTTCAGCAGCTCACCATACTGCTGCTCGATCTTCAGGCTGGCCGCGGCCGCCTGCTGCCCCTGCGCCTCCAGAAGCTGGACCTGGACGTTGGCCAGTTGCTTGGCGTCGGCGTCAGCCTGGCGCCGCCGCTCATCCGCCGCCAGGACGGCCAAGGCCGCCTCAGCGCGGGCACGCAGAGTGCCAGTCAGGCCCTTCTCGGCCAGTTCGTAGGCCCGGGTTTCAGAAGTCGTTTTCCCCTGGGTAGCTGCCTGGCGCTCCAGGCCCTGGACGAAGTTCTCCTGCTGGTCGGCGGCCTGCTTCGCCTGGCGTGCTGCAGCTTCCGCCTCCTGTCGCGACTTGCGCTGTGCAGCTTCGTGGTCGCGCTCGGCCTTGGTGGCAGCGTCAACGGCAGCCTTCTTGTCGTCGGCGGCCTTCGCTGCGGCGAGCATGGCCTGGCCCTGGCTGCTGGTCTCCGCGATGCCCTGTTGCTGCATCAGCCGGTGCGCCTTCTCGGTCTCGGTCAGCTTCGACAGGCTCTCGACCTGGGCCTCGGCGGACTTGATGAAGGCGTCGGCCGCGGCCTGGCGCTTGGCCTCTGCGGCCGAGTCGACGGTATTCTTCGATGCATCCTGCGCGGCTTTCTGCTTCTTCTGCAGCGCGTCCAGTTCGGCGCCGAGGCGGTCGATCTCCTTCTGAGTGTTGGCCGTAGGCTCGAAGCCGGTACCGATGGTGCTCTTCAGGTAGGCGATCTTGTTGGTCAGCTCGGTGATGCGCTGGGCGTCATCGGTTGGGCGGAACAGATTGACCATGCCATCCCAGCTTTCGACTGCGGCCGTTTTGATCTCGCGCCAGGCCCGCTCAATCGAGCTGAGGTTCTGGGTGATCTGCGGGGTGCGCTCGGCGATCATTGCCGCATAGACGCGCATCGCCTCTGTGGCCGCGGCCTGCTCGCCCTGCTGCAACTGCAGGGTGCGGATCTGCTCCAGTTGGGCTGCGGTCAGGAAATGCTGGGTCTCGTTGAGCTTGAGGATGGCCGTGACCGGGTCCTTCGCCAAGTCGGCGAACTCGGCAACGGTTTCGGAGACGGCTTTCCCGGTGGCCACGCGCATCTGCTCGGCAGCCACGGCCACCAGCTTGATCTGGTCACCTGCGAACTTGCCGCTGGACGCCACCTCGGTGAGCGCCGCTGCAGCGCTACCTTGCGAAACATCGCGCAGGCCATCCATTTCGCGCGCCATGGCGGCGAGCTGGCCAGCGGTCACGCCGGCGTAGTTGCCGGTCAGGATGAGAGCCTTGTTGTATTCGTCGGCTTCGGCACTGCCTTGCTGCCAAGCCAACACCAGGGCGCCGGCCCCGGCAACAACGCCAGCGATCGCCACCGTCAGCGGGTTGAGCAGCGAGACCAGCGCCCGAGCGGCATTGCCTGCGCCCCCGAAGGAGTCCTTGATCTGGCCACCTTGCTGGATCGCCACCATCCAGAGCGGCATGCCGCTGGCCAGGCTGGTGGTGATGTCGGTGAGCTGCATGGGCAGCTGTCGCATAGCCTGCTGGTATTGGCCGGCGGAGATCCCGGCTGAGCGCATCCCATTGCTGGAATCGTCCAGGCGCTCACGCTGCTCGCGCAGCTTGGCGTTGAAGAGGTCGAAGCTCTCCTGATCGAGCAGCTTGCCCTGGAAGCCACGCAGGCGCTGCTCCAGGTCGTCCAGCCGCTCCAGCTCGCGGATGGTGGGATCGATCTGCCCGAGCAGCTTGCCGAGTTCGGCTTCCTGCTCGCGCAGGGCTTCGGTAGCCGCGGCTGCATCTTCGGCGGCCTGTCGCTCGGCCTCCGCCTGTTGGAGCAGCGCGCGCTCGGTATTGTGGTAGAGGTTGGTGGCAGCCGTCTGCGCCCGGGCGTTCTCCTGCCAGTTGGCATTGACGTTCGCCAGCGACGCACTGAGCTGCTCGTTGCTGGTGGCAGCAGCCTCTACAGCGGCTTGCTGCTCCAGGCTGGCAGCGACCATCGCGCGAATACGCTCTGCCTGCTGATCTGCGGTTTCTCCGACGGTGGCGAGCTGGCGGCTGGTTGCAGCCGCTTGGTCCATCACTACCTGGAGGATCTGGTCGAGCTGTGACGCTGCAGCCTGGGCGCCCGAGGTCGTCGCCTGCAGGGAGGATTCGATGGTGGAGATCGCGGCGGCCGCTGCAGTGCCGCTGCTGGCCAGCTCATCCACGGCTGTGGCAGCACCACCGATCTCGGTCGCACCTTGCTGTCCGGCCTGCGCAACGCCCTGCAGAGCGGCCTGGGTGGTCGACAGAGAGGCAGTTGCTTCGGCGCTGTCGGAGGCCAGGTTGTCGATGGCGAGTGCAGCCGCGGTGACCTGGCCGGCGCCTTGCTGTCCGCTCTGACCAATTCCCTGCAGGGCGCTTTCCACTGCAGCAAGGCCTGCGGCTGCTTGAGCCCCATCGGCAGCGAGACCATCGACAGCTGCAGCGGCAGCATCGATCTGCGCTGCGCTCTGCTGGCCGCCCTGCGCAACGCCCTGCAGGGCATTGTCGATCGCCACCAGCGCGGTAGCCGCCGCGGCGCTGTCGGCCTGCAGCGCATCTACGGCACGGCCGGTCTCGGTCAGGTGGGTATTGGTCTGCTGCGCGGCTTCGCCGACGTCGACCACAGATTGCCCGAAGCCGTCGAGGGACTTCTGCCCATCGGCGAGGTCAGCGCGGACGCGCAGCGCGAGATCGAGTTCTTTACCGGCCATGTCGTGTCACATCGAAAGAGATGTGCCACATGGTCACGCGCGCGCGTGAGCTGGTCTTTTCCGGTGGTTCAAAAAAGAAGCTCCAGGACGTCAATCCTGGAGCTGTCTGAGTAGACCTTCTGCCGCCTTTCCACCGGCGAAGGCAGCATTGGCATCGAGGAGGTTCTCCGCCCGCTCTATCCGTCTGCGCCGAAGCTCGGCATCGTACAGCAGCAGGACCTGCCGCTCGGTCATTCGACCGATGGCGGCTGCGGCTCCGTATCCTCCGGCGATGAGGGCTGCATAGACATCCGCCCAGCGCGGGCTTTTCTTTCCGCTTCGGCGGCCGCCTCGGCCCTGATCCGGTCCACTACTGCACCGACAAAGAAAGGGCCATTTACGGTCCACCAGGCGTACAGCAGCATGTGCCCCTGACGAGAATCCAACTGGTGAACCCATTCCAGATCGACATCGGCTGCCACCGCCATCAGTTCGGCAACCTGCTCGTAATGCTTGCCGAACACGACCATGATCTCTTCGAGCGCCGGCAACTCCTTGCCGCCTTTGACCAAGGCATGGAGATCATCCAGGAAGGGCTGCATCAACGGCCGCAGGCGCAGTCCCTCGACGAACCCATACTCCCGAACGGTGACGTCCTGACCTGCAATCTGCAGCGTGCGCTCCGGGTGGAGCACTTCCAGATCGTTCTCCCCAGCCTTGCTGGCCGGGGAGGACTTGGCGGGAGGGGCGACCTTCTTGCCCATCAGGCGGCCGCCTTTTGCACGATGCGGCCGAAGCCACCCAGCTCATCGTCGGCGGCGTTCAGCTCGTCATAGAGCACGCTGCCGGACAACTGGAAGCTGCCGTAGTCGTCGTTGATGAAGGCCAGGTCGCTCACCGGGTCGAACTTGCAGCGATACAGCGTGACGATCACCGGCTCGTTGGTCTCGGTATTGATGCCGTCCAGGAGGATATAGCGCTCCGGTGGCGCCGAGGTGAACATGGTGAAAGCCTCGGCAGCTTCGGTCGCATACGCTGCCTTGAACGGCTGGGTCTTGCCGGTGACGTTGAGCAACTGGATCAGGCCGGAGGTCTCCGACTCGATACGGTAGTCGGTACCAGCGACCAAGGTTGCCGGAGTGGGATTGCTGTCGGTCAGCACAAGCGACGAGACGAACTGACCATCGAGCTTCACGAAGTCATTGGCGGCCAGGTCGGCCTCCAGCAACTCGCCCGTGACGGTATCCGCCGACAACGCGACTTGGGACGCCCAAATAGCCAGGGCGATGTTCTTCGGGAGCCATTCATCGAAGGTGATGTCCAGCTGAGCGGTGGTGCCTTTCTGCAGGCGGCCGTACTGCAGGCGCTTGCCGGAGAAGGACTCGACCTTGTTGGTGGAGTCGGTGGAGAGCTTCAGGCTCAGCGCCGGTACGTTGCCGGCCCATACCGGGCGGCTGAGCTTGCCGCTGGCCAGACGCTCGCCGGACCAGACGCCACCCTGGAAGGAAAACAGCTTCGACATGAGTTACTCCTTGGCGGCCGGAGCCGCTTCCTGGTTCTCGCCGACGCCGGCGATCTTTTTGTGCTGCAGCAGGAAGGCTTTCTCGATCGCATTGACCTCGATCTCGTCGCCTGCCTTGCACTTCTCGCCAGCGTGCTTGTGGGGGGCGATGAGCTTCACCTTCTCCAGCTTCTGCTCATCGATGGCCGAACTGGCCTGCGTTTTCTTGGCGGGGGTGTTCATGAAGTTCTCCCGATCGAGTGTTGCGTTTGATAAAGGTCGGTCCAGACCAGGGTATTGGTGTCGTAGTCGATGACCTTGCCTTGCACCAGCTGGCAGTCACGTACTCCAGAAAGGCCGGGCGGCACCCAACCGATCAGGGCATCGCGCACCTTGCCCAGCACGGAACGGAGGTCATCCGCCGCGCCCTGGCCCTTGTTGTCGCGGTAGTTGCGCACGGCGACTACGACGCCGAAGTTCACCGGCACCATCTGCCGGGTAGCGGCGCCTGGCGCGCCCGACTGCCGCGGAATGGGAGTTTCGACGGCCAGAATCACGTAGGCGCTGGGCGTCCTGAATTCCCGCACAGCAGTGATGGCGGCGAGATCAGCGGCACCACCAACGCTCTGCAGCTCCGGGACCTGGTCCTTCAGCCTGGCGATGACCAGGTTGTGGTCGAACGGCGCGCTGGACATGTCAGAAGTCCTTCAAGGTGTCGAGGCTGAAGGTACGACCAGAGGTTGCGATCTGCGGCGCGCCGCTCGATGGCGTGGCCACCGGATCGTCCTGGCCGAGGCTGAACTTGCCGTCGGCGGTGAGCTGCAGAAATTTCACCGCATCGCGGTAGTCGCGGACTATCGGGTCCTTGTCCTCGCCCGGGCCGAGCCGGTCCTTGTGCAGCAGGTAGCGGGCGATTGCCCTGGCCCAGCCGGTGACGATGCCGTAGCGCTGCTGCAGGGGCAGGTAACCGCGCTGCTGCAGGAAACCATCGATGTAGGCCTGGGCGTCATTGACCGCGCTGACGATCACGTCCAGGGCCTGCGCGCCGATCTCGATTTCCTCGGACGTCCAGTCGCTGAGTGGGTTGCCACGCAGCATGGCGTCCAGGAGATCGGCGTCGACCGCATGGAAGCGCCGAGGAGTAGCCACCTGCGACAGCTCCTCCGGCCCCGGGCGATCGGCCAGCTCCGGCAAGGTAATGTACAGCGTCACCTCAGCAACCCTCCAGCTGAGCGATGGCACGCACCAGGGCCATAATGCCGGTCTGGATATCGGTCTTGCCGATCGAGGCCCAGCGCTGCGGTTCGGCGGCCAGGAAACGCCGGTACTCGATGCACTCAGCGGTTGCACCGGTGTGCGGGGTGAAGGGCCGACCGTTGAACTCCTTGCCGTCGACCGACCGAACGGCGGCGGAACACTTCACCTCCAGGTCGGTGCTCAGCCTGCCGACCAGTTCGGCCTGCAGGGCGAGCAGCTCGGCGCCCTTGGCCTTGATGCGGTTCATCAGATCGACTTCTTCCTGCGACAGCTCGCGGTAGCCGGCGATCTTGCGGTGCTGGTTGTCCATCACACCACCTCGGGCGCGATGGCGCCGACGGCCAGCAGCTGGAGGGCATGCTCATCGTCGTCGAACTGGATGACGTCGCCGAGGGCGTAGGATTCGCCGTTGTGGTCGAGCCGCTCACGGCGCACCACGTAGCGACTGCCATCGCCGGCAATGCGGGCGGGCTGCGCGTCGTCGATGGTGCCGGCGGACTCTTCAACCAGGACCTTCTCGGCCTCGATCGCCGCGATGAGTTGCTCGATGGTCAGCGTGTCGGCGCCGACGATCTCCATGTCGATGGCCATCTGGCGCAGTTCGACCTCCGGCAGCTCACCGAAGGACACGACCGTGCCGTCCTGGAGCTGCACACCAGCCAGCTGGCCCTCGACGAGCTGGGGTTGCTGCGCCTGCTGTTGCTGAGCGCCGGAAGCGGCCGGTTGGGCAGCAGCCGTGGCGGCCGGCTTGCTCGGGGCTTCGTCTTTCGGTTTACGAGTAGTTTTTGCCATGAAAGAGGACTCCGAGGGCGACCGGGATCGGCCGCCCAGATCAAGGTCAGCCGGAAACGGCGTTTTCGAAGAAGAAGCCCAGGTCCTTCGCGGTGACCAACTCCTTCACCGATTCGCCAACACGAACGCGCTGCCCGCCACGCAGGCCGATGTCCGGGTCCGGGATCGAGCCGGCGATGCGGTCGCCCCATTGGGCGGTGAAACCGAAGGTGGTGCCGTTGCGGCTGTCGGCCAGGCGATCGCGATAGATGAAGGCCGCGTGCGGCCCCCAGGCACGAGCCAGGACCGGGTTCTGGCCGGGTTTGGCGGTGTTGATGCGCGCCTCTCCAACGAGGATCTGCTCCAGCTCCAGCAGGTCCTGCAGGAACGCCAGCGGCACCATGCCGTCGTCGCCCAGAGTGCCGTTGAAAGCCTTCACGACCTTCGGGTGACGCCGCAGCCAGGTGGCGGTGCGGCGGCCGAGGACGCCGATGTTCGCCCGCATGACCATGCCGTCCAGGGCGTCGGTGATTACCGGGAGCGGACTGCTGTCAGGATCGCTCCACTGGTCGGTTCCCGACAGGGTGGCCTTGTTGCCGGCGGCGTAGCTGTTGCCGTTGAACACCAGTCCCGAGGTACGGACCTCGCGATCGAGGACGATCAGATTGGTGGTCTGCTCGGTAGCGCGGCCCAGGGGGTTGTAGTTCGCAGGCGCGTTATCGATGTCGGCCTTCGGGACCGGCGAATCCAGACCGTGGTCCTCGGTGCTGCCAGTGGCGTCAGTGGCATCGAATTCCACTTCGTTGGGCTTCGACTTACGCCCCACCAGGGTGTTCGGGACGGTGAAGCCGTCGGCCAGGTCGTACTTCCAGTACTTGAACTCCTGCTTGCCTACCGGCACGCGCGGCAGCACGTCGTCGGCGATCATGCGCCCGTTGCGGTAAGCGATGGCGATCGCCGTCAGCTCGGGGTCGATGGGAAACGGTGCATTGCTCATGAGGCGCTCCTGTTAGGCGCTGACCGGCAGCACAGCCGGGGCGATGAAGACGGAACCGATGTCACCGAGCACACCGGCCTCTTCGGCGTAGCCGATGATGTAGGTGGTGGCGGTGGGCGGAATGGTGGCGGCGACGGCACGGCCCTGGGTGTCGGCGGTCAGAGGGGCGCCGCGGGAGACGTTGCCGCCGTATTCCACCGGCGCGAAGCCAGCGCGGATGACGTCGAACGGCTGGCCATCGGCGGCCGGGATGTCGGTGCTGACGCCGATCAGTAGCGCGGTACCAGCAGCGGCCTGCGCAGCCAGACCGTCGGACGCGCCATGGACGCAGATACGACGTGCAGCGACGGCGCCGGCGGCGCGCTTGGCGACAGTGAGTCCGGGGATGTTCATGGGCTACTTGGCTCCCTTGGTGATGTGGGTTACCGCCTCGGTCGTGCTGATGTGGCGACCAGCAGCACGCTGTTCGGCCTGGTAGGTCTGCGCACGTGCTGCGATGGCGCTGGCATCAGCGAAGCCGAGGTCCGAATCGCCGCCGGACTTCTCGGAGAAGTCGACTTGCCGGGGCAGCGACGAGAGCAGCTCGCGCAGCACGTCGTCGGCCGGCTTGCTGACCTGGGTTTCGCCTTCGGCGAACTCCAGCGGCGATTCGGTGGGCAGGTTGAGCAGCAGCTCGATCACCGGCGCCTTCTGGCGCGGCAGCAGCTTGCCGGCTGCGACCAGGCCTTCGGCAAACTCGGTGACCTCGTTGCGGTGCTCCTGGGCTTTCTGCTGGGCCACCTGCGCTTCGCGGGTGGCCAGCTGTTGCTCGCGCTCGTCGAGCTGGCGTTGGCGCTCCTGGAGCGCAGCTTCATCAGGCATGGTCGTGTCCTGCTGTGGTTGATGGGTGGCCCGTTCGGCATCTGCCGCCGGCGGGGCCGCGCCACCCACATCCGTGGTGACGCGAGTAGGCTGTGCCGCTGCAGCGGCAGATGCCGCAGCGGTGTCATCGCCTTCCGTGGTATGGGGTTCGGAGAACGACCGGATGGACTGGTCGGGGGAGTCGCGGCGCAGGTCTTCCTCTATAGAGGAGAGCTGCCATTGCGGGATCAGCTGATCGGCCTTGTCGGCGCCCTCGCGCTCGACGAACCAGTCGCGCAGCCGGCGCAGCACATCGACCATCGACGACACGGCATAGGACTCGCTGAACTCGACGGCCAGAGCACCATCGTCTTCGGCGAAGTCGAAAGCCGCGTCCGGGATGCCCTTGATGGCGGGTGGCATGGCGCCGAGGAAACCGATGTGACGCAGGTAGTGCTTGCCCGGCACCGGGTTGCCGGGCGAGTTCGGCAGGTACACCGAAGCGCTGCGCTTCTTGTACATCTTCCGGTTCGCCGCTTCGGCGAACTCCGGGAGCACCTGGTGCGGTTCGGCGTAGAGCATGCCGTCGCGCACTTCCAGGCTCTTGGCCCAGCCGTAGGCCGGAGCATTGAGCTTCGGGTGGCCAATGACAATCGGGGCCTCATGCAACGCCGGATTGTAGGTCTCGGCGATTTCGCGCAGATCGGCCTCGGTGAATTCCACCGGGCGCCCGTCGAGAGCGACGTGACTGCCGGCAGGAAGGATCGGGAGAGTGGCGGTTGGCGTGTTCATGCCGCCAGGGTGCGGCGGCTCGCGCGGGCAGTCTTTTGCACCGGCGGAAAATCGCAAAAGGGTGTTGCGGAGGGTTTTTCTACGAAACCATGCCCAGGTGAAGGCTGGCAAGCCTGCCAGAGCGATTTATAAACACCCAAAGCGGCCCGAACGGCATCAGCGGCAAGCAAGGGTAGCCCCAAAGGCCCTGCAGGGCCTCTACGGGGCTCGTATCGCTAGTTTCCCATTGCATCCGTCAGGAGCGTCATTACGCGCTGCAGAATGCGTGCGTCGTCAGCATCAGACGTACCCAACCATGGACGGGCTGGTATCTCGATCGTATAGGGACCGACCTTCACGTCCTGAGCGAAATTGCTGCGGTGCTTGGGGACGAACTGCCGACCGACTTCTCCAGTGCGTTCGTTCATGCGGAAGTACACGCTGGTCGCGCGCGCCTCACGCTGGATGGCACCACCGAACTGGTGGATGGCCCCATAGGGCCGGTCGGTACCGAAGAGCAAAGTGCCGCCTTCGATCTGGTAGCGAAGGTCGTTGCTCAACTGACCGCTCGCCCTGAGGATCTTGTCCCTGTTCCGCTCCTTCCTTTTCAGATAACTCGGAGAGAGTGCCTGCCAGGGCGTTCCGTCGGGTGAAACCTGAGCGCTAAACCGGGCCCGGTGGATGATGAATAGCAGCTCGGCCAGGTCTTCCAGAATCGGCCCGGGATTGCCCAGGGCAACGGCGCCAGCGTTCAGTGCCTGGGTGACCTGCAGGTGATCGAAGTCCAGCTCGATGCGAGCGCCACTCATAGGCTGCCCTCCACCAGGACCAGCTGGCCGGAGGCAATCTGCTGGCCGAGCTGCTCCACGTTGATCAGCGAACCCGATAGCACGCTATTGCTGCGCGAGCCGCCCTGCAGGATGAAGTCTACGACCATGGCCACCTTGCCGCCGGGCCGCCCGGAGTCGAACACGTAGATGAGCGCATTGGCCGCGGCATCGAGGAGCACGGCCGCAGGCTGGCTGATGATCTGCGGCAGCTGCGCCAGCTCGGCGAGCGTCAGCACGGTGGACAGCGCGCTGCCCTCCGGCTCGGCCTGGGCGGCCTTCACCAGCGGCACCAGGTGCGCGTCATCAATGCTGACCAGGGCGGTCTCCGCTTTTGCTCCGACTTGGGCCATGCCCGTGACCGTCTCAGGACTCAACGTGCCGACGTGGCGGGCGGCGCCGTGGACGATGGGATCTGCTGCAACGTCGTCCAGCCAGCTCGACCAGGCGCTCTGCAGGGCCTCCTCGACACTGTCCTGGTCCAGCAACTGCTTGTTCATGCGCGCCGCCGGCTCGGCTTG